TCGCAATCTCTTTCTTGAGTGCATCTGTGGGGGTCTTTTCATACTCCTGCTTTGCCTTAAGCATCCGTTTCTTGAAGATGACACGTTCCCCGTACATCTTATCCATCAGTTCTGGAAGGAACCCACGCACGTCCTTACGGTACATAGCACCGTTAGCACAGACAGCATAGTCCTTGTGCATCTCAAAGTTTATTTCTTCAGCAAGTATACGGTCAACATTTGCTGTTGGATGCCGCTCCTCCAGAAGGGTTTCTGGGGAGATGTTGTACTGCATAATGAGATGAGGGTAAAGGGAATTAAGGTCAAAACTGACCACCCAATCATAACGCCCAGGAATCGGTTCTTTAACGTAGGCACCAGCATACTTGTCACTTTTAGATGAGTCCTTTTTAGGAGGAATAACGATGTTGTTTTTCTTCAGGTAATTGTAGATGATGGTGTCCCACATCCTTACCTGGTAGAAAACATCATTATAGTTCACCTTGGCATCATATGCCATAGTAATTGCAAGTTCAATCAGTTTCATCTTGTCTTCCAAACGGTCAACAAGTTCCACGTCAATGATGTTGTACTCTACAAACTTCTGCCAACCGTTCGTATAGAAGTCTTGGAAGGTATCAAACTCAGAGTGATCAAGTTTTTTCTGCCCCAGTTCTACAAAGGCAATGTGATCAAGACGATAAGATTCCTGGTTGGTATAAGTGAACTTACGATACAACTCAAGATAATCTAGTTGAGTGATACCACCCACATCAAAGGTCTTGTACTTCTTACCTTTGATATACAGTTCCTTTTCACTCACCAGACCCCACGGAGAGAACCTACGGCACCTCTTCTCCCCCAAGACCCTATCAATGCGTCCTACAAGGTACGGGATGTCAAACAGCTGAATATTCCATCCAGTGACCACATCAGGCATGTTATCTTCCCACCACTGACTGAAGTCAGAAAGCATGTCATACTCATTGTTGAACTGCTTGTAGTAATGATTACCCTGCTTCAACTTGAACGGACCCACACCCCAAGTGATAATCTCCTTGGTCGTGTAGTCCTGAATGGTAATGAGAAGAATCTCCTGGTCAGCAGACTCAACATCAGGGAACCCATTCTCAGAACGGGTCTCAATGTCAATGGTCAGCAGACGAATCTTACTAATGTCAAACTTGATCTCTTCTTCTGGATACTTGTCAGCAATATATTGGTAGATATACCTTTCATTACCGTAGATCTCAAAACCATCTACACTATCATATTGCTTGAAAAACTCACGACAGTCACGAACGGTGCCAGGTTTAACTGGCTGAACATACTCACCCTCAAGAGTTTTGTAGTAGGTTGGTTTTTTAGAATGCACAAAAAGAGTCGGGTGATATTCTTCCCGAACCATGAAGTGTTTACCATCTTCATAACCTCGGACAAGGAACCGATCCCCGACCATTTGAACATTAGTGTAGAACTTCATTCAATCGATTTCAAATACTTGTCAAGCAGTTCACCCTTGGGGTCAACAAAGGTCAGAACATCATCTGATCTAATCATTATATCATTTTGGTTGGTGAAATCCAACCAGTCTTCGATCTCAAGTGAAGATCTATTTACAAGATATGGTTTGACCAGTCTACAATCTGGTTCACCAATCTGTCCCATTACTTCTTCTACTTGGGAAATAATAAGTGTATTATTCTTCAGTAAAAGACACTTGATAGGCATCGGAGTCTCCATCTGTACATTCTCCATACATTTCTAAAAGTTCTTTAACAGGTTCGACATAAGTCACAATCCAATCTTTAGGGACTACCATTTGCTTATCTGCACTTAAAGCAATCCAAGATTCCAAACGGACACTCAGTTTGTCTGGATTGTGTAGACCTTCTTCGGCAAGATAGATGCCCGTATCCGTCATCACTTTAAGTGGTCGATCAAAAATGAGACCATAAACTTTGTCTTCAGAAACTAGTTCTTTGACATCAGACACAACTTGCTCACCAGACTTGAGCAAAACAAGTTTTACAGACATACGATACTTCAATCCTTAATCATTATAGCAATAAAAATGGGAGGTGTCAACTGGATTTTGCCAGTTACCTCCCGTGGCATTGCGCCGACGATATTCAGTTCTATTTAGAGATAGTCCTTTCGTTGATGGTGCTCGGGAACTACTCTTCCAAGTGTGATTGAGAGGAGTCCGTCTTCGAAGGTGACATCTTTGACGATGGTGTCGTCGGATAAAGTCCATGCTCGTTTAAAACTTCTTTGAGCCAGACCCTTGTGGATAAACGTCGATTCGGATTCGGTATCTGCCTTTTCCCCTTCGACAAAAAGTTTTCCATACTCCGTGAAAGCATGAACTTCCTCCTTTTTAAATCCTGCTAATGCGATTTCCAATCGTGACTCATGATTATTTAACTGAATCAGATTATACGGAGGGTAGTTAGATGAAGTTTGTTGAACATCGAAGATTCGTTCAAAGTAATCATCCAACCCAATACTGTTCCTTGTAATCCGTTCAAGAAGCGCAGGAAGATCGTCAGCGTAGTAACGTGCGAGGTTAGTCATTTGTACTTCTCCTTATTAAAGCGAGATTAGATTGTGTGGACCCTTTTGGCATCCACTACTAATTATACAAGAAAGCATAAAAAACGGGGTGGTAAACCCCGTATGTTTTTATTCGGTTATCTCTATGTATGGAATAGATAAATTCCGAATCGTCCTTTCACATAAAGGCAAATCTTTCTTTTTAATAATTGAATAACCTTTATGGTGTTGCCTTGAATCTTTTGCCTTAGTGTCTAATGAAGTTTTTCTTAAAGCACCCTTATCAAGATTAAAGAATTCGCAAAATTTAGAAAGATTAAAAGTCACATAATTGCTTTTACCATTTGTGATGTAAAAAATAGTATCGCAATTATACAGTGCTTTATTTTCTTCCTGAGTAACCCATATTAGATTTGAAACGTGATTGTTTTTTACGTTTTCATCTTTATGATGGACTTCGGTTTTGTTGTCTGGATTTGGAATATGATGAGATGCAACTAATCTATGAATCGCACCATATTTACAAACCTCATATTTTTGTCCCCTCAAACCATACTTTTTATATCTAGATGGAACACGTCCAGTTTCATCATAAACTTCACCACTTTCAGTGACGATAAAATCACTCATATCATTCGGTTTCCTCTTCGATTTCTACAGATGCTAAACAATCACCATCTGGATCAAATTTAATTTTATTACCGTCAACATCAACTAAAGTATGTTCAGTTGGTTTACCTTGATCCTTGGCATTTGGTTTTACATATTGAGGGAGAAATCCCGCAAACTTTACAGGAAAATCATCTTCGTCAAGTAGGATAGTTTCACCATCACCAGCAATATTTGACGCAAAAGTAATAAAAGTCTGCTTCATCTCGTTGAAGTCTTCAACCCAATTCTGCCTGAACTTTTTGAGATTAGGAACACGAGTAGGAGCATAACCAAATACCCAAACAGTTACACCTTTAATAGTTGCATGTTGAATTCCACGCGCCCATGCCCGTAGATTATCACCCTCAGCACAACAATATGTAATGCAACCTTGTTTTTGAATGTCTTCCTCTGTTCTACCTTCAATACCCTGTTTTGGATATCCTTGAGATTGCATAAAACCAGTTAAAGTATTTTTACTTTTTCCAGTGGAAGAATAGGTACGAAAGTTGGGATAAATCTCACAATGATTATATGCTTCTTTCTTAATCCAAGAACGAACAGTATCAGTTTTATCTGTTGCTATTTTATCGACAAACTGGTTAATATCTTCCTTGGTCTTAGGAATAATTTTAGCATTAACAGCATTAACGACCTCTTTTAGGTAGTCATTCTTTGTTTGACTAAGTTGAGGATTCCTGTGATGATTAGAAGTGTTTCGTGCAACTAATTCCCAATAAGGACTATCCCACTCATATACATCGTAAATAGCAAGTTCTTGACCAAACTTTGCACGGGCTTCTTTACGATGAAATCCAGATAATCCACGAAGATGATTTGGATCAACACTCTCAGCATCCAAAGATGCAATGGGGGGATGAACATCTATTTTATATCCATCAACATCAAAATTATTCCATAGATCATTTACATGATTTACGTCATTACTTTTATCACGAGGTTGATCTTCTGGGTTATACCTAACAAATGTATCAGGAATAATATATCGACCAAGGAATGTTCCTCCCTCATATTCAATAGGAGGACAACTTTCCAGACTATCTTGCACTGTGGTATCAGTGAGTCCGAAGGGATTAGTACAGGTCTTGGCAATCTTTGCCCAAGCCATTTCGGTGCTTAAAGGCACCATTTTTTCTTGAGTATTCATTCAAAAATAAAATAATTGAACTTTTGCAGATTGAATCTACATGGACTTCAAGGTCGAGAACTAAGTTCTACACTTTTGATTTCCGTTATTAGTTATAACACATAAAAAAATATTCGTCAACTTTATTGTTCGGTTTTCTTTACTTTCTTCAATCTAAAAACGTAAATATGTTTTCCAGGAGTATTAACATATTTTGCACGACCATCTTCCAAAGCATCCTTGACCCTTTGTGCAAAAGGTTTAAGTCGTTTTATTCCCTTTGTATCAACATGATATGTACGAATACACTTATCATGATATAACTTGCCTTCAAAATCAATGACTTTTCCTTTAGAAGTCAGTCCGTGATATTCAAAATTAGTCGCACGGTATATGGTTCCAGTGTGGTTGTAGTGTGCATCTGCATAAGAAACGATAACTTTATAGTCTGTATTTTTCTTCAACCAACGTAAAGTTTTTCCAATGAAATAACTCTCCGTACACTTAGGTGTATTATCAATACAACAAAGTCTACGAAGTTCGACAACATCATTCTCCGACTCACCATACTTTTTCCAGGTATTTGCCATACCCAATGGACCATAAATCATTGCACCAATCAGATCTCCATTATAAAAGAGTCCAAAGACGTGCGATATTCGTAACCCATTCACATTAGAAGAGTAATGCCACTTTTCAATAAAATCTCTAACATACTGGATGGTTGTTAGTTTTACTTCAAAGTCAGTTACTTTAGCATTACGACAATCAATATCTTCATACAGAAGGGATGACAGAGGATTCATAGTATTCATCAAATTTTTTCTTCAGTTCGTCCCTGATAATAATTTTAACATCATTTACATGAGAAAGAAAGTTCTCCCACTCGTTCTCTATACCAAGGTACTTAAAGATTGCTTTCCCATGAAGATGACGAACTCCATCCTTCACATAATCATTTTTCTTTCGATCCTCCCAGTATGCATAGATTGGTATCTTACCCTTCTCCAGTGCAGACTCTTTTAACTTAATAAGATTTGATTTACGAGAAGATGCATTATCGGTTGCAGGATTCTTTTTCTGTTCTACAACAATCTTAGAGTTTTCCCAATCAGTCTTGAATCCAACTCCAAGATGTTTTGCTTCAGG